CCGGATATTATCGGGGACATCATAGCCATCGTCCCCGTAGCCGGCGATATATGTCACGCAGATGCCGTTGGCGGGACGTAATGACGTGCCCGGCCAGCTCTGTCCGTCGTTGAGCACCACCCGCCCCGGCTCGCTCTTGGTGTCGACGAAATAATAAGTAGGACTGAAAGTCGCCTCGGTATCGGAGGTATCGTAATACTTGATGATTACGGATGCCGTGGCGGTACCGGTCCCGGCGCCGGCGCCGGTGGCGGTAAAAATAATGCCGACAGTGCTGGCTGATGCGCCGACCTCGGTGAAGTCCGTGCTGCCGACGCTCAATATACGGTAGGTCGTCCCTGTTACAAAGCTGCCCGCGGTCACGACCGGCTCCTGCAGGGGGGGGAGGGGTATCTCTATCTTATTCCCGTCCGGCCAGCCGTCGAGCCAGAACTCCCATGTCTGCGTGATATAGACCCGGTTCTGAAATCGCTCGCAGTCCTGCCGGGCTCCGCTGATATTAGCTGAAATCCAGTCGTCCTCGGTATGCTCGTCATGGTCGAGCCGCAGGTGGTCCTTGACCTCGAATATCGATATCGGCTCCGCCGCCGGTTCGGTAACAATCTTAATCGTCATTATCCGCTCTCCGTTACGATTACTCTTACGGGTATCATGCTCTCGACCTTGGTGATTGCCTCCTCGACCGTTTCCGTCAGCTCGAGCTCCCCGGCGTAGGTCTTGGCTTCCTCGAAATCGCCTTCCTGAACGGTGTAATGACAGGTGCCCGATGCGGCGACATCGATGTCGCATTCCTCCTCGAGGAATAGCGTGCCGGGTGTCGCCGGTCGCCACAGCTTGAGCGTGACCGTATAGTCTGTCAGGTCGTAGATTGCCCCGGCGCTGTCCTGGCAGGTGAAATCGAGGTCATGGCCATAGTCGCCTTTCGGCGTTACGACTTCCTGCATCTTTTATTCCCTCCCGTAAGGCGACTCTATTTCGGTGTCTCTCCGGTTGAGCTTGACGGTTCTCGACCGGGGGTTCAACTCCATATCGCTGTCTCTCTGGTTGAGCTCGGCTTCTGCTGACCGGGGATTCAGTGACGATGTCGTGCTGCGGCTATGTAATTTCATCGTTATCGCTATGATTGACGTTATAGTTAATTTGCAGCTTGAGGCGGCTACCGATGATGCCACCGCTATCGCGACCGCGTTCAGGCCCGCCGTACCCGCCCCGGCTATGGCCGCCGTCCGCACCAGGGAGGCAGCCGCCACGGGTGAAGCCAGCAGCTCCTGCTCCAGGGATACATTCTCTATCGCCCCGTTCTGAACGGAAGCGGCAACCGCGACCGGACTCGACGCCAGGTGCTGGGTGGTACGGGCGATGCTCGGGTTTACCACCGAGCTGGCGACTCCCACTACAGCGCCGGTCAGCGGGGCATTGCCTGTCCCTGCTATAGCGGATGCCATCACAGAGCTTACTACGCTTACCACGGCCCCCGTCAGGGGTGCATCACCACTTCCCGAGATAGCTGAATTCTGGACTGAACTGGCTGCGGATATCGGGCTGGCTCCCAGGTATTGCCCGCCGCTTTCCAGACTGGCATTGGGTACCGAGCTGGCAACTCCCACAACGTTAGCCGTCAGGGGAGCAATACCGCTTCCCGCGATAGCCGAAGCCTCCACGGAGGAGTCTACCGCGACCGGGCTCGACGCCAGGTATTGTTTCTCATGGGTTATGGCGGAGTTTATTACCGAACTGGCAACGGATACTACAGTCCCCGCCAGAGGGGCATTTCCCGAGCCTGAAATACCGGCTTGTACTACGCTTGAGGTGACTGCGACAACACTTCCGGTCAATGGTGCATTACCACTGCCCGCTATAGCGGATGTCACTACAGAGCTTGAGACGGCTATCACCGCTTGGGTTAATATCTGAGTGGTAGTTATAGTGGTATTTACTACGGAGCTTGCTACGCTTACCACGGCCCCGGTCAAGGGGGCATCGCCACTTCCCGAGATAGATGTATTCTGGACTGAGCTAGTTACACTTACTACTGAGGCAGTTAGAATCTGGACAGAATTTTGAATAGTAGCTGTCTGTACCGAAGAAGTAACACTTACTACTGCTGCCGTTAATGGAGCATCGCCTGTCCCGGATATTGCTGAGGTCTGGATAGAACTGGTAACAGCTACGGGGCTTTGGGCTAGATACTGCTGCCCATATCCTATCGTAGCATTAATAACAGAACTCGCGGCTCCGATTACTGCCTGAGTCAGTGGGGCATTTCCTGAACCCGATAAACTGGCATTAGCTACTGAACTCGTTACGGAGACTACGGCCTGTGTTAGTGGAGCGTCGCCGTCTCCACTGATAGATGAACTTGCCACCGAACTGGCAACCGATACGACGGCGGCGGTTAGTTCTTGTGGTTCTGCCCCACCCTCGGTATATTCTATGTAGAGTTGGGCAACTTTGTCTTCATCCAGAGCATCCCAAGAATAGGCATCCCTTCGGGACGCACTTCCTGTACTCCTATCATCAAAATCTTCCCAGAATATAACTATGGCGTTACCGCTAGACCACCCATCTCTATCAACTATTTCCTGTATAACTGTTTTTATTTCTGGGCTTTCATATTCTGTATTTGCCGTCCAAGCCCCCATCCCATCCCAATCCACTACTGCGTCTGTGTTATTTGCAAAACGTGTATCAAATGCAGCGCCATCATCAGCAAAAGTATTTGGGTCATCTGTAGCCTCTGCACTTATCCTTGTATTACAAACTGTACCACTTCTTGCAGTTTTACAAGTGAATGTTATATAAGAGGTGTCAATAGTGGAATCTTGCGTTATAGTAATACCATCAAATCGTATACCAGAGCCATACTGTTTAACTGTGGATGACCATAATCCTGCTAGTATGCCGGTGAAACCTAAAGAAAACCCACTGGAAACAAGCCTTCTATAACAATCATCTGTACTAGCACCAACTCCTATCTCAATTATCGTAGAATCCCTTATTGGATACGTAATAGGCTTAACTTCTTGCCCTTCTAGTGGTAATACCTCAAGTTTAAGTGTTTCAGTCCTGCCGTCTAAAGAGGGCTTTTCTTCCATCTTGAGAAGTTGCCCCGCGGCATCAGTGGCGGGTTTTAAAGGTTGGAGTTGAGCCTCGCCCTTTTCTACCTCGGTAATCTCAACGTCGTATTCGAGAGGTGCGGAGGGTGATTTTATAATACGGTTCAAAACTACACAGGCATTACCCATCGTTAGAACTACGTCAACATCCGGATAGTAGTCTGTCCATGTTATAGTTCTGCCCTTAATAACAGGCTTTACATTTGGCTTATGGGGAATCTCTACTATACTACCAGCACTTTGCTTGGCACACTTTAGCCTGACATCAAACTCACCTGAATTCTTTGACTTATAATGAAACCCCGGCAAGCCCGTTAAGTAAGGAGTTAAATCATAGGGTACTTTCTTGGGTAGACCGTTCTTGTCCAGAGATGCGTCTATATCTTCCCAAACCCCGTCCTCTTTCATCTGCAAGACGTCAAGAGAGGCGTTTATAGCATATCTTTTCCTGCCATTGGGGGCGTTCGGGAGTTGCGTTTTCTTCGACCTTGAGAGTTCTATCACGCCAGCCACCTTTTAAGTTATGTGAAGTAAGCCCTCTGCGCTTATAGTTATCTTGATATCGGAGCCGTTGGGAGTTAAAGGTACGCCCGTAGGTTCGAGGTGTGCTATCAGTGGACTGGCGGCATCGCTGGTAAGCTCTTTGGCTATGATGAAAGCTACCCACGTTTCAGCGTCAGCCTGCGATATCGCCGTCCACGTAATGTCGGCGCAGTCTATCTCCGCCCGCCCGTTCCCCTGGTCGACTGCTATCGCCTTCGATGCCAGCGAGAGCCTGTCCGCCCCCTCGAAGCCTCCGGTATACCCGGTAGATGTCACCTCGACCGCGTCGCCTGCCAGCGGTTCGGAAACATACTCGTCAGTCGCCACCTCTTCGTCCGTCTCCAGTGCCAGGATAATAATCTCATCGGATATGAAGTCAATCTCCCCCGTCGCCCCCGCAATCATCAACCCCTTGGCTGTGTTATACCAGAATTCCGCCATGATTATTTACCTCCGTAAGTTCTTCGCTTCGTTTATTTTTCGATAGTACGTGCTGTCCATGTTCAGGTTCGGATAGATAAGCTCGTCCTTCGGCACCGGTACGGTTTTACCGTCTCCGTCGTAAATGGGATAACCCAGCCCGACCATCGTCTCGATATGCTTGGCCGCCACGACATCGATATTCCCGAGCTTGTCGGCTCTGTATTTACCTCCCCCGGTGCCATCGAGGCGCGACATCAGCAGCATGGCTTTCGGGCTCTTGTTCCTGAATATAGGCTTGCTCCCCGTCTGAATTGTGCTGAACCTCATCTGCCCGTTGTGGATGTTGAATAACATTTAACCGCTCCTTTTCTTTTTGCCCGGCACCCTGGCAACAGCCGGCTTCTCCATCGCATTCTTGGGCGGGGTGATGGCCGCCGACTCCTTTTTCTCTTCTTTTTCTTCGCCCTTTACTTTCTCGGCCAGCTTGCTGCGGCACCAGCCCTCGCCGATGTCGTCCGGTACGTCGACCACGGCTCCCCGACTGTATGTCCCCAGTGGTGTCGCCGCCGATGTTCTCATTCTGATTTTCATATTTCACCTCTTCTCCTTTTTATTTAGCGGTGCCCGGCGGGCAAAAGGAGTAATACCGCACCGGGCACCTGTATTGTGTGTCCCGCCTTTCCGAAGGGCAGGCTATGGAGCCTGGAATCCTATCAGCAATCCTTTTTTGTATTTCAGGGTATAGCCTTGTAATGTCCTCTGTCCCGTCAGACCTTCCTCGCCGTCCGCGGCGATTTTCCCCGTGAAGTTGATATCGCCGTGTTCGGCATGGCTATGCTCCGGTACGCTGGCAGGCTGGGTATCTATCAGAACCCAGCTTCCGTCTTGATACTCGTATATCTGACGGTCGCCGGGCATGGGGCTTTCGAATATGTATTGCTCCGCCATAACTGCCTCCCCTACGGGGCTATCTGCAGCATGATGAAGGCCGCGCCCTGGCCGCCGCCGATGGCGTTGGCGATGACGTACCCGGCGTGCTGCGCCTTGATGGTGTTGGCGTCCGAGGCGTCGTACTCGTCGATTGAGCCGTCATGTCGGAACACCACGTTGCGGTTGTTGTTCCCCACGCTGACCTCGCCCTGAGGGGCTATCCAGCAGGGACCCGCTACCTGCAGCCATAGATATTTACCGGATGCCGCCAATAACGTCGCTATGCCCATTACCGACGATGTATTGTCCGTGGCTGTCTTCACCCCGGCGTAGGGACTGGCCATGCACTCGGAGTGTGTTACATCGACGACTATTGCCACCGGTGTCGGGGAATCGAGTCCTACCGTCATCTCGCCGCCGCCCGCTACCACCGTGTTGCTGGTGATGGTGCGGGTGAAGGTATTCGAGCTATGCGGGAAGAATACTATCTCTCCGCCCACCAGGGAATCGGCGGCGATATTACCGCTGCCGTCGCCATCGCTGGCCGCTACGTCCACGGTTACCTCTTTCACCCCGGCATCCGCCGAGGCTGCTACCGTGTTATAGGCTACCGCCTGCGCCAGCGAATTCTTTACCCCCAGGTCGGTATTCGTGATGCCCGCCGATAGTGCATAGACGAACTTTTTCAAGCCCATTCTCATTAGCGTGCCCACCGGGTATTTCATGTAATCGTCCGTCTCGTAGGGTACGCCCCCGGGTATATGCAGCACCGCCTCCCCCACCTCCGGTATGTGTACTCTGTGCATTTTTGCAACCATTTCTTTACCTCTCTTTTATTGGGGAGGATTCATTTTCACCTCCCCGATTTATTTTTTTCCTGTTTACGTGTTGTTGTAGAGCGCCCGGAAGGCGTTGGTCCTCACCACTCCGCCCCCGACCCTGAAGTAGGCAAGGAAGCCGACCATGCCCGACTCCGCGTAAAGCTCGTCGAGCCTCTGCATCGTCATGCCCGCCCGGTCGAGTATCTTGTATCCGGCCTTGAAGTCGCCGAAGACTATCACGTTGGCCGCTACGGCGTCGGCGGGATAGTTCATGTCGTCCTGGTTGTGGACCGGATGCCCCAGCAGGGTATTCGGCCGGCCAGCCTGCACGCTCGGCTCCCAGAGGAACCCGCCGGTATAATGCGTGCCGTCGCCGCTCCAGCGCAGACTCCTTATCGCCATCTCGCACTGGCTATGCATCAGGAAGGCTCCGTTCTTGCGGTACTGCGCCGGTACGGCGTAAATCAGCTCGATGAGGTCCTCCACCGTTATGGTATCGGCCGTATCGAGGTTTACCGTGGTGATGCTGGTATTGACGGCTACTCCGGCCGGCTGCTTGTTGGTGTGTCCCGTCCCCACCGTGAAGGCGGTATCCTCTTTCTCCGCCCTCTTCTGGGAAAAGGAGTCCACCAGGTAGGACTCGATGCTGGCGTCGGCATCGGAGAGCTCGTCCCGCCCGATTTTCGCCAGTCCGGCCAGGTCTTCCACGTACATGTATTCATCGGACGGCACCGGCGTGCCCTCGGTGATGTCGCTGCCTGTCTCCAGCTTGCCCCAGCCCATGTCGATTTCCGTCAGACTGCGCAGGCGCAGGCGGTCTCGCGTGGTCGTCCTCACTCCGGCCAGTTCGCGCATTATCGTCAATGTGGGCAGGGCGCGGATGATTTCCGCCTCCAGGTCTTCCGGTACCAGTATCTGCCCGGTTGAGTCCTCCACCAGCGCCCGGCGTTCGGCGTCGGCGAGACCCTTGTCTCCGTGTCGCATCCAGCGCATGAAGGCGTCCCGGTGCTCTTCCTTGTCGATTCCGCCCTTCTTCTCCTCGGGCTCAGGCTTGTGGACGTCGTACTTCCGTACTTCCTCCCCCAGCCCCTTGAGCTCGACATATCTGGATTCGGATTCCTTGTTTTTGTTGACCTCGGCGATTATCTCTTTGTAGCGTTTATCCTCGTTCTCGTCCAGGTCGCGTTTCTCGGATTCCGCCTTATCGAGTATCCCCTCGGCCTCTTCGATTAATTCCGTGCGCTTTCGGCGCATCTCGAGTATCTTGGGGTCCATAATATTTTCCTCCGTGTTTCTTTATTTGATATTCTCCAGCTCCAGTCGCTTGCGTAATATCGCCCGCCGCCCCGCATCCCCGGTCACTCCCCGGGAACCCGGACCGCCCGGCTCTCCGCCTTCAGCTTCCAGATAGCTGTTTAATTTATCGACCGCCGCCCGGACGGTCGCTCTGTCTTCTTGGTTCATCTTTCCTTTTTCGGCTCTCGATATCGCCTCCTGGAATTCCTCCCAGCTGATACTGATTACCGATTTCGAGTCCTCGCCGTATTCGGCTTTAAATATCTCCCCGCATTGCCCCAGGCATTCCCACATCTGATTTCCCAGGTCGTCTCTTGGCTGTAGCTGCTCCGACCCACAGTTCGGGCAGACTATCCTGGCGAATGCCGACCTTACCTTGACATCCGTCTGCGGATAGGCCGGGTAGGTCACCGGCGAGGTATCATAGAGTTTTAATAAATCGAGTGTTCTGATGGGTAATTGACCTTCGGGGTAATCCCATTTCTCGCCCTTCTTGCCGTCGACCATGAAGGCGAAGGAGCACTGGGAAATATCGCCCCGGTCGATGCTTACGAGCAGGTCGCGAGCATAACTCGTGTCCGGCGGGTCGATTTCGAAATAAAGCCCCTTCTCGTCCTCTTCGAGAGTCAGCGTCCCCGCCTTGTTCCTCCCCAGGATGTAGTTCGGGTCGTGGTTGAAGAGGGCGCGGATATCGTCTTTCTTGATGGTCTTTGAAAAAGCCCCCGGCGATATCTTCTCACGGAATCCCCCGAGGTCGTCGGATAGCTTGTCGAATACCGCGGCATGACCCCTTATCTTCGGTTTTTCATCGTCATCCGCCCGGACCTCGATGGTATCGAGCTCGAATGTCCGGTGCTCCAGTCCCGATGGTTTGATGCCCTTCTTTTCTTCATCGGGTGCCGCCGCCTCGAACGTGCCTTTACGCCCTTTGCAGTGCGCTCTGGCATCATCTTCCGACCATTTGTCGGTCTTGTATCGCAGCGCCTGTATCTCGGACTCCCCGTCTTTGATACCGTAAATCACATCGATGCACTTGCCTTCGTGCTCCTGCTCGCAGTTGGAACGCCGGAAACTATCGAACTTGTCCGGATCCTCCAGCCGGCAGGAATGCTCACCTTTATACGGCATGGTTTTCACCTCCGTTTATTTCTCGGGATATAAAAAAACCGCTGTCGACAGCGGCTCATGGTCACCTTTTGATACTCTGGTTTACCAAAGTTACCCCGGGCTTACCTGGCAGACACAGCCCTCGTGCAGCGGGGCGTGTGTCGTCGGCCGGTAGACCTTCATGTCGCTCTTACCCTCGGCTTCGAGGACATCATCTGCTCCCACGAACGGTTTATCTATCCCGACCACCTTGCCATCCATCTCCTGGCAGAACGGGCAGCTGTCCGAACCTATGGCGTTCCAGACCAGCTTGGTCACCCCGGCTCCGGCGAAAACTATCTTGGCGACCGCGTTGCTGAGCTGTACCGTCTCGTTCATTGCCACTTTCCCCGGGCGCCTTTCTTCCCACTCCCCCAGCCTCGTCTCAACGGCTGCCAGCGCCTCCTCCTGGCTCTCCCTGTTCTCTTCCACCACCGCCTGCAGCTGCCCCTTCGACGAATCCGTATAACGCTTATCGAAGGCTGTCATGTAATCATCGACGAACTTCTCCAGCTTCTCTTTATCCGGCTCCCCGTTGACCTCCTCCGCCGCCAGCGGTCCTATCGCTTCCATCAGACCCTCGGCAGCCGGCCTTATCTGACGCTGGATATATTCCGGGAATGTTGCGTAGAATTCGTTTAGCCAGGCATTGAATTCTCCCGCCGTCCTCTCTCCCAGGTATTTTCTGGCTGCCTTCTTTATATCCAGTGTTTCTCTTTTCACCACCCTGGCCGCCGCATCCCTGAATACCCGCTCGTAGGACTTTGCCGTCCGGGCTCTCAGCAGCGACAGCCTCTTGGAGCGTATCTCAAACAGTTGATTACCCCGGAAAGAGTTCTGACCCGATATCGGCTGGATGATATCCGCCTCCCCGGCCTCGACCATGTTCAGCGGTATGTAATATTTGTCGCCTCCATCGATGGGGTTTTCATTTTCCTTGGCTCTTATATCGTTGGGGGACATCGAGCCTATCATGAACCTCTGGTTGTAATACTCGCTTCTCGACTTCGCGTCGCCCCTCAGTAGCCCCTGGACGAGGAACTCGACGAAGTATTTCTTGCGGTCCTCCGGACCCATCAGCTTCATGTGCGCCCACTGCTCCCAGCGCGTCAGCCACGGCTGAATGGTGTACTGCAGGAACCCGATGTTCTGCTGCTCTATACCCGTCCCCCAGGATGTCGTCGGCGCCGTGTCGCTGACCAGGTGCGGCGGCACCCGATAAAAACGGCATATCTCGTTGAGCTGGAACTTCCGCGTCTCCAGGAACTGGGCGTCATCCGGGTCGATTCCTACTTTTTGCCATTGCATACCTTCTTCCAGTAGAAGAAGCCTGTGTGATTTTCCTAATCCGGAATAAGCCTCATTAACACTCTCTTTATATCTTTTTAACCCCTCATCTTTGAGTTTACCTGGATACTGGATTATTCCCCCAACATGAGTTCCTTGCCCGAAGAATCTGGCGCCGAATTCCTCTGTCGCTCGGGAAAGACCTATTGCCTCCCGGGAAAGCTTGATAGGCGTATATCCCATGAGTCCGTCATATCCGAACCCCGGTATATGCCAGACGCGGTATGAAGGCAGGATATGCTCCTGGCCGTCCGACGTGGTGTAGATGTAATATAGCTTGCCTTTATCCCGGAACAATCTCATCCTGTCCGGACGCAGCGGCCATATCCCCCGGGCTTGGCCCGTCCGTTCGTCCCAGTCTATCTCGGCGTAGGCGTTGCCCCGTAGTAATATATGACCCTGCATCGTTTCCCGCATCTGGAAACTCGGCATCTCTGGATTCGGATTATCGTGAAGCAATGAATAGAGATGATAATCGACGGCCAGCTCCTTGCCACGCGGCGGTATTCTTTTGAATACCTGCAGCGGCAGCTCAGCCAGTGTCTGCGCTATCAGCGTCACACAGGCGTATACCGCCGTCGTCTGCAATGCCGTCTCTTCGGTTACCTTGATGCCCGTGGCGCTATCGTAATTTCGCCATGACTGGCTTATTTCCCGCCCGATATCCGCCAGCGAGTAACGCTTTTCAATAAATTCAGAGATTACTCCCATTATTTACTCCGTTTTATCTTACTTCCCCGTATCCCGAGGAATAGGAATACCAGACCCATTACTATCAACGCCGCCGGCCAGTAGATGAACCAGATGCCTGTCCCCACCATCAGACCGCCGAAGACGACCATGATATCATCCATGTCGATTTTGAACTTCATGATACGACAACTCCCCTCTCTTCGTAGACGCTCGGCCCCTCGTCCTGGTGCCGTATCGCCCGGTCGAGCCCCATTATCAGCGCCACCACCCCGTCTATCTTCTGCGTCGCCTTGGCTTTGTCCGGCTTGAGGTTCTCCGCGGCGTCCTGCGTCACTTCCAGGTTGTCGACATTCCAGCGCAGCACCGGGTTCGCCCCGTGTCTCAGGCGCTCCTTATGCTCTTTGTCGATGGCCAGTTTTATCAGGTCTTTCGTCGGCGACGACATCGATGCATATCCCTGTCCGAAAGGCACTATCAGCGGGTGCCCGGTCCCGGCTTCTTTCTCGTCGAGGACGAACCCGTCTTCCTGTAATTGCTGTAAAATAAGAGCCGCCCCCCAGCGGTCGAAAGCCAGCTCCTTGATATCGTATTTCTCCCGGTCTTGATTGAGTTGATGGCGGATGAAGCTGTAATCGATTACATTTCCCGGCGTGGCGGTTAGCCAGCCCTGCTTGACCCACTTCGAATATGGGACCTTGTCCTTGCGCTCCTTCTCCCGCATGGTGTCTTCGGGTATCCAGAAACGCATCAGGATATCGTAGCCACCTTCCCAGTCCGGGAATACCAGCCCCATGGCGGCCAGGTCGATACTGCTCGCCAGGTCTAGCCCGGCAAAGCATGGCTGCCCCTTCAGCTTTTCCCCGTCGACCTTCCCGTCGCAGGCGTCCCAGGCTTTCATCGGTATCGCCCGTATCGTCGATTTTACCCACTGGTTGAGCCGGAGCTGGCGGAATATGTTCTCCTCGGCCGGGTTCTGGGCGGCTTCGTGATGCGCCTGCCGCACCTTCTCGATTTCGATTATCACCCCCAGCGAGGGGTTTACCCTGTACCAGTTCTCCTCTTTCTCCCAGTCCTCCTCTTCCTCGAGACTGTATATCACGGCATAGAAGGTCGGGTCGTTCCGTATTCCCTTGATTATCTGCCGGGCTTTCTCGTGGACTTCCCAGCATATCGAGTTCCTGTCGACACCGGCCGTGGTCAATAAGACGAAGAG